ATATAAGTCAATACATAAACTAAAAAAGAAAGAGGATAAAATGACAGACAAGAAAATGAAAAAATGGGAAGCGTACCATGAGAGTAGAGAGGAATTAATATCTGCTCTCGAAAAACACTTTGACAATATTTGTAATGTCAATGTTTATAATAACGTATCCAATACTTCAGGCGATTATGAATTAATGAATGAGAGCATGGGTAAGGGAGAAGTTTATAATCTAATAGTTAAACTAAAGAGGTAATTATGGATATAAGAAAAATGTTAGATGAAATGAATATTCCATATTATACCGCTGAAACAATAGCTGAAGAATATTATGCTAGATATAAAAGAGGCGAGTGGTCAGGCGAGTATCTGCCGACAGGGGACATGGTATCTGAAGAATTCGAGAAAGATAAAAGACTTTCTGGAATATCTAAAGAAGATATTATTGCGTCATCTGAAACACTAGCTGAAGCGGTAGATGAAGAAAACGCTAGACTAAATAATAAGTTCGCTTAATCAATAACCATGCCCCACGCTTCCAGCGTGGGGCTATTTCTTTTTCATTAATCACAATCAATAGAGGTACCAAAGCGATTTGGTTTTTGCTTGGAACTTTTTTTCTTTTTCTACAATTTATAAATGTAATCTTTAGATTACTGCTATAAATTGCTGGATGTGAATAGTCAGTCACAGAAAATAGTTTATGGGTCCCATTTAGGTTCCATTTTCGATAGATTTACTATAATTTTTGTGGTAAAAAATTTTAGGTACCATAATTAAAGATTATGCTTAGTATAGAAAAAATAAATCAAATCACAGATCCGAAAGTCAGAAGACAACTTAAATTGGATATTCTAAAGAGTGCCAGGAAGAAAAAGGAGTCTAAGATCAGAACGGATTTCATGACGTTTGTGAAACATATGTGGCCTGAATTTATTGAGGGGTCCCATCACAAAGACATGGCTGATGCATTCAATAGAATTCGAGAAGGAAAGTTAAAGAGACTCATTGTTAACATGCCACCAAGGCATACTAAATCAGAATTTGCATCTTTCTTTTTACCTGCTTGGATGATTGGAAATAATCCTGCATTAAAAATAATTCAAGCAACTCACACTGCTGAACTTGCGGTTAGATTTGGACGTAAAGCAAAAACACTTATGGATTCAGAAGAATATAAAAATGTTTTTACAACAAGACTTAGAGAAGATTCAAAAGCAGCAGGACGTTGGGAAACAGATAAAGGTGGTGAATACTTTGCAGTCGGGGTTGAAGGAGCTGTAACCGGAAGAGGTGCAGACCTTTTAATTATTGACGATCCACATTCCGAGCAAGATGCTTATTCAACAACTGCATATGACAAAGCATATGAATGGTATACATCAGGTCCACGTCAGCGTCTCCAACCTGGAGGTGCAATTGTTTTAGTTATGACAAGATGGAATACAAAAGATCTAACAGCACAGTTATTGAACGCAGCTGCAAAAGAAAACAAAGCAGATCAATGGGAGTTAATTGAGTTTCCTGCAATTATGCCAAGCGGTGATCCTTTGTGGCCTGAGTATTGGAAGTTAGATGATTTACTTTCTGTGAAAGCTTCCGCTGGAATTGCAAAATGGAACGCGCAGTATATGCAAAATCCAACCGCAGAGGAAGGGGCAATTATCAAAAGAGAATGGTGGAAGAATTGGGACAAAGATTATATACCAGCATTGGAACACGTCATACAGAGTTACGACACTGCGTTCCTAAAAAAGGAAACGGCTGACTATTCAGCAATTACAACCTGGGGCGTGTTCCGTGATTCAGAGGACATGCCAGAACAACTTATTCTTCTAGACTCACTTAAAGGTCGATATGAGTTTCCAGAACTCAGACGTATGGCCAAAGAACAATATGATTATTGGCAACCCGAAACGGTTCTTGTTGAAGCCAAAGCGTCAGGTTTACCTTTAACGTATGAGTTAAGAGCCATGGGAATTCCAGTTGTTAATTTTTCTCCTAACCGAGGAAACGACAAACATTCAAGAGTTAACTCCGTTGCACCTTTATTTGAGTCGGGTATGATTTGGGCTCCAAAAGACAAAGAGTTTGCTCAAGAGGTGATTGAAGAATGTGCTGCCTTTCCTCATGGAGATCATGACGACCTTGTCGATTCTATGACTCAAGCGGTGATGCGCTTTAGACAAGGAGGATTGATTTCTCATCCAGAAGACTATATAGACGAGGAACTTCCTCAACGTAAAAAGAGTTATTATTGGTAATGGTAAAAACAAAGCTTACTCGAACAATACCCCCGGAACAAGGACCAAGCTCCAAAGGCTTGAATATTAACTATAATACTGTTAAGACTGTAAAATTGGAGAAAAAATCAAATGGCAATAGACAAATCACTTCCAAACGAAGTTGAAAAAACAATTGAGCTTGAATCACCTGAAGATTCAATTGAAGAAATTGTAGAGACACAAGAAGAACTTCCTTCTCAAGGAGACACAGAGATTACTGAAACCGAAGACGGTGGAGTAGAAATTAATTTTGAACCTGGAGCTTTTAGCCAGCCAGAATCTGCTGGGCATTTTGATAACCTAGCGGAGCTATTGCCAGAGGAAATACTAATGCCTCTAGGTTCAGAATTATATGCCAACTACATGGATTATAAATCTTCAAGAAAAGATTGGGAAAGATCTTACATTCAAGGTTTAGATTTACTAGGTTTTAAATATGAACAAAAGACAGAACCTTTTCAAGGTGCTTCAGGTGCCACGCACCCTGTACTGGCAGAAGCGGTAACTCAATTTCAAGCTTTGGCTTACAAAGAATTGCTCCCGGCCAACGGACCTGTAAGAACTCAAATCATGGGACTACCCACTCCAGAAAAAGAACAACAGTCTCAACGAGTCAAAGAATTTATGAACTTTCAAATTATGGAAGTGATGAAAGAGTATGAACCTGAATTTGATCAAATGTTATTTTATTTACCTTTATCCGGTTCTTCTTTTAAAAAAGTTTACTATGATGATTTATTAGGAAGAGCGGTTTCAAAATTTGTACCCGCAGAAGAATTAATTGTACCTTACACAGCAACATCACTTGATGATGCAGAAGCCATTATTCATAGAATTAAAATGTCATCGAATGATTTAAGAAAACAACAAGTGGGTGGATTTTATAGAGACGTAGAACTTTCTCCAGGTTATTTAAATGAAACGGATTTAGAGAAAAAAGAAAAAGAATTAGAAGGCTCAAGACAGTCTGGAAAAAATGAAGATGTGTTTAATGTTTTAGAATGTCATGTCAATTTAGATTTAGATGGTTTTGAAGATAGAGATGCAAATGGTGAAATAACAGGAATCAAACTTCCTTACATTGTAACGATTGAAGAAGGTTCAAGACAAGTTTTATCTATTCGAAGAAATTACGAAGCAGGAGATTCACAAAGAAAAAAGATTTCTTATTTTGTTCATTATAAATTTTTACCAGGATTAGGTTTTTATGGATTTGGTTTAATTCATATGATCGGTGGATTATCAAGAACAGCAACCGCTGCTTTAAGAAGTTTACTCGATGCAGGAACACTATCGAATTTACCTGCAGGATTTAAACAACGTGGAATTAGAATTAGAGATGATGCACAATCCATTCAACCTGGTGAATTTAGAGATGTTGATGCACCGGGTGGAAACATTAAAGATGCATTTATGACTCTTCCTTTTAAGGAGCCTTCACAAACTTTATTAAATTTATTGGGAGTCGTTGTACAAGCTGGTCAGCGTTTCGCATCTATAGCTGACATGCAAGTGGGTGATGGGAATCAGCAAGCTGCGGTGGGCACGACAGTCGCGCTTTTAGAAAGAGGAAGCAGAACCATGTCTGCAATTCACAAAAGAATTTATTCAGGTTTAAAAACTGAATTTAGATTACTGGCTAGAGTGTTTAAACTCTACTTACCGAATGAATATCCATATGATGTTGTCGGTGGACAGAAGATGATTAAGCAACAAGACTTTGATGATAAGATTGATATTATTCCAGTTGCAGATCCAAATATATTTTCACAAACTCAAAGAATATCTTTAGCTCAAACCGAATTACAATTAGCAACCTCAAATCCACAAATGCATAATATGTATGAAGCCTATAGACATATGTATGAAGCATTAGGTGTAAAAGATATTGATAAAGTTTTAAAAAGACCTCAACAACCCCAACCTCTTGACCCGTCTATAGAGCACATCAATGCTTTGGCGGGTCAACCTTTTCAAGCCTTTAAAGGACAAGATCATAGAGCTCATATGACAGCACATTTAAATTTTATGGGTACTAATACGGCAAGAAATAATCCGGTGATTATGGCAGCACTACAAAAAAATATTTTAGAACACATTTCAATCATGGCTCAAGAGCAAATTGAATTAGAATATAAAAATGAAATTGCAGAAGTTCAAATGATGCAGCAAAATCCTCAAGCTATGCAGGATCCTGAACAAGCTGCACAGTTACAACAGCTGCTTCAAACCATTGAAGCAAGAAAAGCATTGTTGATTGCGGACATGACTGAAGAATACATGAAGGAAGAAAAAGCAATTACTTCACAATTTGATAATGATCCACTTGCTAAGTTAAAATCTAGAGAGCTAGACCTTAGAGCAGAAGAAAATTACAGAAAAATGAAAGAAGGTGAAGATAGAATGAACTTAGATAAGATGAAAGCAATGATGAATCAGGCAACTCAACAGCAAAAATTAGATCAAAATGAAGAATTGGCTAATTTAAGAGCGGATACATCTATTGAAAAGACCATTTTAAGTAAAACTATTAATCCAAAAGGAGGAATGTAGTGGGAAAAGGTCAAGAAAAAGTTAAAAAAGTGATGAAGGAATACAAAAAAGGTAAATTGAAGATTGGAAAATCTAAAAAACCTGTTAAAAGTAAGAAACAAGCAATCGCAATTGCTCTTTCTGAAGCTGGAATGAGCAAGAAAAGGAAAAGAACATGAAAAAAATGGAAAAATGTAAAACTGAAGTCGGTTATCCTAATGGTGGTAAAGAAATTCCTACTCCAAAAGCTGGAGAAGTGATGACAGAAGTGGTTAAAGGTCAGAAAAAAGTTTTATCAGAGAAAAAAAGAACAGCTAAGTGGTACTAGTATGTGGTTACAAGGGTTAAGTTTAGCCTTTAAAGCTGGATCCTATATTTTTAAACAACGCCAACAGACAAAAATGCTAATGGCGGATGCTCAACGACTGCATGCAGAAAAAATGGCACGTGGTGAAGTTGAAATGGAAAAAGTTGTAAGGTCAGATCAAGCAAACTCGTGGAAAGACGAATTTGTTTTGCTTTTAGTTTCTGCACCCGTGATGTTATTGATCTGGTCTGTTTTTTCTGATGACCCAGATATTAAAATTAAGATTGATTTATTCTTTGAATACTTTAGTAATATGCCGATGTGGTTCCAAATCCTGTTTGTCTCTGTTGTTGGAGCAATTTACGGAATTAAGGGAACTGAAATTATGAGGAAAAAATAAATGTCAGATTTAGAATTATTAAAAGAACCAAAATTTAAAAAAACTCCAAAAGAGAGAAAAAAAGATAAATATGGTTACGGAAAAGGTGACGCTGAAGTTCCAACGATAGGATTAATGGGCATGGGAGCGACTGCTGCCGCTGGAGCTGCTTATGACAAAGGTAAAAAATTAGATAAAAAATATAAAAAAGAAGCAGAGAAAAAGAAAAAGAAAAAAGAAGAAGATGCGGAGATGACTTCAAGAGAAGGTTCATTTAAAAATGGGGGTCTAGTAAGATCCGGTAAACCAAAATTAGCAAAGAAAGGTTGGAGATAATGCTTAAAAAAATAAAAAATAAAATCTGTATGATTATTTGTCAAATGTTTAACATCATTCCATGTATGTGTAGTCATGAATGTAAATGTAAAAAGGAGAATAAAAATGGCTAAAAAATTTCCAGACATGTCGGGAGACGGAAAAGTTACTAAAAAAGATATCTTAATTGCAAAAGGTGTAATTAAGAAAAAAGGAGCTAAAAATGGCAAAACTTTGTCCAAGGGGAAAAGCAGCGGCAAAAAGAAAGTTTAAGGTTTATCCTTCAGCTTATGCTAACATGTATGCTAGTGCGGTATGCTCTGGTAAAGTTACACCAGGTGGTAAAAAGAGAGAGAAAAAAGCCAAAGGCGGAATAGCAAAAGGTTGTGGCAAAGTTATGAACAACCGAAGAAAAGTTACAAAGAAATATTAACATGTCACAAGGTGGCTTAAGAAAATGGGTAAAAGAGAAATGGGTAGACATAGGAGCTCCGAAGAAAAACGGAAAGTATCAACCGTGCGGGAGACAGAAGGGGGAAAAGCGTGCATATCCAAAATGTGTGCCTCTTGCCAAAGCAAAGAGAATGTCTGCGGGTCAAAAAAGATCAGCAGTCCAGCGCAAACGATCAGCCCCAAATACTGGCCCTAAGCCTACAAATGTAAAAACCTTTACAAAAAGATCAAAAAAACGTAGATAATACTATGGCAAGAAAACCAGACAAACAACCCCCACGTTCAAAGAAATATTACAGGTCAACTAAATCTGGCGCTGGTATGACGAAGGCGGGAGTTGCAAGATACAGGAGAGAAAATCCTGGATCTAAATTAAAAACAGCGGTCACAGGAAAAGTCAAGCCTGGATCAAAAGCTGCTAAAAGACGTAAATCATTTTGTGCTAGAAGTGCTGGCCAAATGAAAAAATTTCCTTCAGCTGCGAAAGATCCAAATTCTAGACTTAGACAGGCTCGCAGAAGATGGAAGTGTTAAGTGGCAGAACAAATATCATTTGAAGGTTTTATAACCAAACTCAGAAAACAAGTTAGAGATTCTTACCAGCAAATAGGTGATACTATGGTTGCTGGAGGAGTAAAAGATATGGATCAATATAAATATCTTTTAGGACAGGCGCATGCCTTACAATACATAGATCAGGAGATCTCAAACCTGCTAAATCCAAAGGAGAAAAAAGATGAGCAAACAGACGACAGTAATATCATCCAATTCGGAAGAGATTCCGAAGACTAAACTTGCTTTAGAAGAAAAATATAACAAGTTAGATGAAGACAAAGATGAGGCGTATGAACGTTTAAAAACAAAAGAAGAATCGAAATTACCTAAACCAACAGGATGGAGAATGATTGTTCTTCCATTTAAGATGCCAGAAAAATCTAAAGGCGGATTATATTTTGGACAAGAAACTTTAGAGAGACAACAAGTTGCCTCTACTTGCGGTTTGGTACTTGCAATGGGACCCCATTGTTATGATAAGGAAAAATTTCCTGAAGGTCCTTGGTGCAAGAAAGGTGATTGGGTTATCTTTGCAAGATATGCAGGTAGCCGAATTCAAATCGATGGGGGTGAGGTGAGATTACTCAATGATGATGAAGTTCTTGCCACTATCGAAAACCCACAAGATATACTTCATCAATATTAAACATAGGAGGATACTATGCCAGAAGAAAATAAGACAGTTGACATAGATACATCTGGACCTGGAGCCGAGATTGAATTAGAATCTACGGAAAAACCAGAATCAGGAGTAGAAGCAACTGAATCAACAACAGCTGAACAAACTGAGGACACTAGTGTTGAATCAGTGGCAGCCGAGCAGGCTGAAGAAAAAGGTGAAGCTGACCAAGAAACAACGAAAGAGACTTCGGAAGAAGCTGAAAAGAAAAAGAAAGAATTAGAAGATTATTCAGAAGGTGTTAAAAAAAGAATTGCAAAGCTAACTAAAAAAATGCGAGAGGCAGAGAGGCGAGAACAAGCTGCCTTAGATTACGCAAAAAAGGTTATTACTGAGCAAGAGAATTTAGCATCTCGTTATTCTAAATTAGATACAGGTTATGTATCTGAAATGGAAAAGAGAATAGTCTCTTCTAAGGAAGCCGCTATTGCTAAACTTCAAGCAGCTAGAGATCAAGGCGATTTGAAGGCAGAAGTAGAGGCACAATCTGAGATTTCAAGATTAGGATATGAAGAAGCAAGACTTGCTGATTTAAAAGCTAATCAAGAATCTCAAAAACAAACAAATGTTTCTGAACAAGAAACATCTTATCAACCCCAAGCATATCAACAAGAACAGCCTTCTATTGATCCTAAAGCGCAAGCTTGGCTTCAAAAAAATGGTTGGTTCACATCTGATAAAGTCATGAAAAGTGCAGCTATTGCTATTCATGAATCACTTGTTGATGAGGAAGGTTATGATCCTAAATCTGATGAATATTATCAAGAAATTGATAAAAGAATTAGGGTTGAATTTCCCCATAAATTTGGTAATAATGAGAACACAAATACGACTATTGCAAAACCTACTCAAACTGTAGCTTCGGCTAACAGAAGTAGTAAGCAGGGTCGCAGAACTGTGAAACTCACGCCATCACAAGTAGCAATTGCTAAAAAATTAGGTGTGCCACTTGAAGAATATGCGAAACAATTAAACGTGAAGGAGTAATGCATATGGAAAATAACGATAAGAGAGCTTCTCGCGCGAGCCAGACTAGAGAAAAATCAACTCGAAAAAAGGTTTGGACTCCACCGTCATCACTTGATGCACCACCTGCACCTGCTGGTTTTAGGCACAGATGGATTAGAGTTGAATCGATGGGATTCCAGGACACTAAAAATGCTGCTGGAAGATTAAGATCTGGTTATGAACTAGTCAGAGCTGATCAATATCCTGATTCAGACTACCCTGTTGTTGAAGACGGCAAGTACAAAGGAGTGATCGGAGTAGGCGGCCTAGTGCTCACTAGGGTACCGGAAGAGATCGCGCAATCTAGAGCTGAATATTTTGCAAAACAAGGTATTGAGCAAGATGAGGCAGTTAACAACGATCTTATGAAGGAAGAGCATCCAAGTATGCCAATCAATATTGATAGGCAGACTCGTGTAACTTTTGGTGGCTCAAAGAAATAGTTAATTTTTTAACAATTCTTGATCCCATCAGATAAACTAAACTAAACTAATAGGAGTAACTATTATGGCAAACAAAGACGCTGCTTTCGGTTTGAAAGCAATCGGTAAGACTGGTCAGAATAGAGACAACCAAGGTTTATCTGAATATAGTATCGCTGCAAACGAAACAGCAATTTACCAGTGGGACCCAGTAGTGGCCGAAACTGCTGGAACTATTGCTGTGGCTGCTTCAGGCGCTACTTTAATCGGTTCACTTAATGGTGTCTTCTTTACTGACGCTTCTACTGGCAAACCTACATTTGCTAATCACTTAGCTGCATCAAATGCTGCTACTGATATTGTAGGTTATGTTAGTGACGATCCTTATGAAAGGTTCGAAATCCAATGTAATGATTCATTCAATGCAACAACTGTCTTCTCGAATGTTGATATAACTTAT